ATAGGTCGTTTGCGCCCCTTAGGGAGTCCTATACGAGGCGGGGAAATCATGCACACAGGCATGATCCCCTTCCTTAAGAAATGGTTTGGTGATTTAAGATCATGTAGCCAAGGTGGAATACGTAATGCCAGTGCTACAGTATTCTATCCCATATGGCATCATCAGTTTGATGATTTGATCGTATTAAAGAACAATCAAGGTACTGAAGAAACACGTGTACGTCATATGGACTATGGTGTTGTGCTTAACGCTATGTTCTGGAGACGTTTCAAGAACAAAGAAAATATCACATTCTTTGATCCCAACGAAGTACCTGACTTGTATGAAGCATTCTATAAAGATACAAAACAATTTGAAGAGTTGTATGAGAAGTATGAAAAGCAAAAAGGTTTGCGTAAGAAAGTCCTAAGTGCAGAAGAAGTATTTAAAGGTGGCATACTTAAAGAGCGGACCGATACTGGACGCATCTATCTAGTGTTCATTGACAATGTTATGAAGCAAGGACCGTTTGACCCTGAGTATCATACTATCTATCAAAGTAATCTGTGTTGCGAGATTTTACTACCCACTAAGCCATTCAAACGCTTAGATGACGCCTCTGGTCGCATTGCCCTGTGTACACTAGGTAGTATAAATTGGGGTGCTTTCCGCAATCCAGAAGATATGAAACGTGCTTGTAGGATTCTACAGCGTAGCTTGTGTAACATTCTTGACTACCAAGACTTCTTGTCGATACAGAGCAAGCTCAGTAACGATGAGATACAACCCTTAGGCATTGGTGTTACTAACTTGGCCTATTGGCATGCTAAACGTGGCTATGATTATGGTACTACAGAAGCCTTACAAGATGTCAAGACGTGGATGGAGCATCAAGCATTCTTTTTAACAGAGGCAACGGTTGAACTAGCTAAGGAACGTGGTGCATGTCTGCATAGTCAACACACACGTTATGGCAAGGGAAAGTTTCCTTGGGAAAATCGTGCTAAAGGTGTAAACAAACTTGCTGACTTTACACCAACACGCGAACTAGATTGGGAACAACTACGTAGCGACATGAGATCATATGGTGTGCGCAATGCTACACTGATGGCCATCGCTCCTGTAGAAAGCTCAAGTGTTGTAATTAATTCAACCAATGGTATTGAAATGCCAATGAGTTTAATCAGCGTTAAAGAATCAAAAGCAGGTAGCTTTATACAGGTAGTACCAGAGTATAACAAATTAAAAAACAAATATCAATTGATGTGGGAACAAAAAGATTGTGATGCTTACTTAAAGACTGCGGCAGTACTAGCGGCTTATGTAGATCAAAGTATTAGCACAAACACTTTCTACAATCCAGCCCATTGGCCAGATCGTAAAGTTCCGAGCACATTGATTGCTAAAAACTTAATGCAGGCACATGCTTGGGGGATCAAGACATTCTACTATAGCCTGATCAATAAACAAGGTGCAAAAGCAGATGCGGAAATTGCGCCAACATTGGCTGCACAACCAGATGAAACCGACGAAGATTGCGAGGCATGTAAACTATGAGTAAAGAACAATATAATTTATCAACAAAGACTAACTATCTACAACGTAAGATGTTCCTAGATCCAGCTGGGCCTGTGACCATACAACGCTTTGAAGAAGTAAAATATAATAAGATTGCTAATTTTGAAGCCACTGCTAGGGGTTTCTTTTGGCAACCAGAAGAAGTTAGTTTAACTAAAGACAGTCAAGATTTCAAAGATGCCAGCGACGCTGTTAAACATATCTTTACTAGTAACTTATTACGTCAAACTGCATTAGATAGCCTACAAGGTCGTGCGCCTAATCAAGTATTTGGGCCAGTAGTAAGTCTGCCAGAACTAGAAGCACTTATTAGTAACTGGAGTTTCTTTGAAACTAATATCCACAGCAAGAGCTACAGTCACATTATTCGTAACATCTATAACGTGCCCAAGGATGTGTTCAACACCATCCATGACACTGAAGAAATCGTAGGCATGGCCAGTAATATCGGCAACTACTATGATAAGTTGCATGTGATCAACTGCCGTAAAGAACTTGGTAATAAGATAGATGAACGTGATCATATCAAAGCCATATGGTTAGCTCTACACGCAAGTTATGGTCTAGAAGCATTCCGCTTTATGGTATCCTTTGCCACAAGTTTGGCCATGGTCGAAAACAAAATATTCATTGGCAACGGAAACATTATCAGTTTAATTTTACAAGATGAGTTGTTACACAAAGAGTGGACTGCTTTCTTGATCAATCAAGTGGTCAAAGAAGATCCACGCTTTGCAGACGTCAAAGCAGAATGTGAAGCTGAAGTTTATCAAATGTATCTTGATGTCATTGGTGAAGAAAAAGCCTGGGCAGACTATTTGTTTAAACTAGGTCCAGTGATCGGACTTAACGCTGCTATCTTAAAAGAGTTCGTAGACTACACAGCAGTAGGAGCACTTAAAGAAATTGGTATTAAGTATACTAACCCAGCACCTAAGACCACACCTATACCTTGGTTTAATAAACACAGCGATACCAGCAAGAAACAAACAGCCTTACAAGAAAATGAATCAACTAACTACGTCATCGGTGTCATGGGTGAAAACGTTGAGTACGATGACTTACCAGAGCTATAGGATGTTAACAGTATACAGTAAAAATAATTGTCCATTTTGTGAGAAAGCAAAACACCTACTAACGACTAAAGGTATAGAATTTAAAACGGTGATGATTGATGAAGATCTAGAAGCTCGTGAGTGGCTCATTGGTCAGGGACATCGTTCTGCACCACAGATCTACCTGGGTGACGAACTATTTGTAGAAGGTGGTTATCAAGGATTAGTAAAATTAAGTGATGAAGAATTATTCAATAAACTAGGGGATTCAAATGTTAGTAACTAACAAGTATGACCAGGATGATATCGTGACTTTTAAGATTGTCAATGGTGACGAGATTGTCGCTAAGATCGTAGAAGAGTCAGATGACGCATTTACAGTGATAAAACCATGTACAGTTATGCCTAGCCAACAGGGTCTTGGCCTGCTACAAAGTCTATTTACAAGCGACTTAAATAAGAGTATACGGTTAGAAAAACGACATGTAATGATGCACGCACCTACTGTTAAAGATGTGCAGAATCATTATATTAAAACCACTACAGGTATTGAACCAGTTAGTGCAGGTAGCATTATAACTTAAGGTAGTAGATATGGCAGATGATATTATAGCTAGTGCGAGGTCGATGACCACAGTTGCTGATGGGCAATATGTGGCTATTGGTACACCTAAGGCAGCTATAACTCCAGCTACATTAACGGCCATGGTTGGCATGGCGCAAGGCGGCGGAGCCGCAATAGATATCGCACCTAAAGTCAATGAAGCTATGTCCAAACTTCAAACAGTGGCTAGCGGTACTGATTATCCAGCAAATGTCAACGCACAAGCCGCTCTTAGTACATTAACCACAATACAAGGCAAATTATTTAACAAAGATGATGCTGGTGGCTTTGGTGCTATAGTAGGAAAAGTACAATCACATATCTCTAACAGCAATGACATATTAAACACTACAAATTTTCTTAAAGATAGCAACTATAGTGATTTCGGCAGCGGTATCACCGACATGTCGAGCATGGGTGATCGTGGAATGACTAATGTCTTTGGTAGCTTACCTGGAGCTGGTAAGGCAATGTCATCATTTGGTACCATGTTTAATGGTATTGATGTTAAACGATTTGGTACACCGAGTGGTCTAGTAGAAAGTCTACAGAATAACAAACTAGCTAACGCCACAGGTGTAAATCAAAAACTAGCAGCCGCAGGTGTAGATCTTAATGATATACATAATCCTGTATATGCTGATAAAATTTCCAGCGTATTAGCTAATATAAAAGATCCGGCAGCGATTAACACCACAGCTGATCAATTTGGTATCACTGACCCATTTGCAGGATTGCCGACCTATACTGGTACCGATTCTAGTTTATACAAAACTCCGGATTTCTTAACTGGTGGGTCAGCAACCCCACCAACAGCAACTACTATCCCCACAGGTGGTTCTAGTACATTTGGCGCACCCACCACCACAGGGTTTCCGACGGCTTCGGGATATTCTACACAAGGCGGCTCATTTGGATCTAATCAAATTGAGGGGCAGACTGGTACTGGTATACAGGGATTAAAAGATCTAGGTGATTATACCAAAACTGCTAATCCCGCAGACACAGCAGGGTTTGCTGGTATGGATAGTCTTACTAGTAAATTTAAAGACATGGGTGCAGGTAGAGTGGTTGATGCTAGTAAAGCATCAAGTTTCTTTGGTAGCATACAAAAAGTACCTACCCCTTTAACCAATGCTGCAAATCCTACATTAAACAGTTTAATCTCAGAACATGCGCCTACTATCTCTGGATTAATAGGATCAAGCACAGTTCCATCTGCGCAAGATTTTTTAGGTCCAGTTGCTGGGTGTAGTGAGTTAGATGCTTTAGCTGATGGAGTGACGGATGATAAAGTTTCTGCACTTAATACAAAATTAGCCAGCACTAATACATTCCTTAGTGCTGCAGGTATTACTACAGCAACAGCACCAGCAACGCAAACACTTGGCGGTGTTATGAGCTTTGCTACTAAATTACATACCTACGGTAAAGATACCAGTGAAGGTGGCATAGGTAGTATGCTTAAAAATATGGCCAACTCAAGTACCAAATATGGTGAAGCAGTCAAAGCCAGCCTAGCTGAAGGCAAAAACAATGACCTATTATCAGCCAATGGTATAGGTCCCCTTAAAACAAATCCTTTTGAAGGCGTACCTGCGTATGCTGGTACCGATAGTAGTCTGGCGACCAATGCTGGTGCTAAAATGATGGGAGGTGGTGATGGACCGCCACCTACACCAAGTCGAGGAACTGCTGTTGGATACTCTACAGACTCTGGTGCATTTGGCTCAGAATCAACTAAAGGTCAAGTAGGAACAGGTACGGCGGGACTTAAAGGTACTCCTTTTGATATAGCAGGTGGAAGATAACTATGTATCTCAATCCAACACTTGAATATCAGCATATCAGTGAATGGGCTAATCATCTTGTTGGCCGTAGAATAACTCCTCGCAACCTTGTTAAAACACTGGGCAAACATCTTAACAAACATCATCCTGTACGGGTTAAATTATATAGTGGTGCCAAAGGCGAACTTGATCCAGGTGAATTTAGTATTGGCGCAGAATACGATCCTAGCCTAGACGAAATACGTAAGAAACAATTCATCATTGATTTCATATTAAACTATCCTAAAACTATGCCTATGCTGTTCACAGAAGAACTAGCAGAAAAGATTACTATTGATCTAGTAGAAATATTAATACACGAATATGAACATCAACGACAATATCGTAGTCGTAGATATCGCATGCATAGAAATATGTTTAGAAGTTATCACAAAGATCCTAAGGTCAAGGCTGATCAAGAATATCTAGGTGACCCTGATGAAATAGATGCTTATGCGCAGAATATAGCAGCTAGACACTATCTTTTAAAATATAAGTTAAATATTACTAGCACCAGTAAGATTAACAGTCCAGACTTAAAACAGTATTACAAGGCATTTGGTAAAGACCACGAAATAACAAAATTACTACTTAAAAAAGTAAAAGAAAATATAAAATATTTCAAGGAAAACGACAATGGCAAAAATCACAGAAGAGTACACAAACGACCCCAGCTTAAACGAAAGCGATGATGTGCTAGGGGATATACAACCAGAGGATTATGTTTTTGTTGTTAGTTCAGAAGGTATATTGCGTGGAGTAAGCCTACCTGAAGCAGAGGTTGGACCCAGCGATAGAGTAGAAGAAATATTCAACTTCTTTGTTAATAGAGATGGCGGATATCTAGCTAGCAGAACTCTTCACTAGACTACGCAGTTCAAACATTGTAGCAACCACATCCCCCTCATGCAAGATAGCCTGGCCACCCACAGCTCGCCATTCTTCTATATTACTAGGACGATCATCTATTAGGATGTCACCTGGACGACAGTGCTGACATTTCTCATTACTGTGTGGACCAAACCATACAGGTATCTTAGGCCAACGAGCTTCGATCCATTTGATCTTATCCCAGAATGCCCAGGGCACATCATTCTGTCTAGGAATAGCTGATAAGAATTTAACATCCATGCTGTTTTCTTTTGCTAGTGTTTGCACTTCTGATACCAATCTATGAGCATCGGGCATTTCACCTAGTTCAGAATACAGTCTAGGATTAGCTGAAATCAACGCCCAACCTTCTTGATCATAACGGACCCCGCCTGGCGTGCGGAATCCTACTATAGGTTCAGCGTAGCCATCAAAGTCTGCTACTACTCCATCCATGTCTAAAAATATTGTTGCCATTAAAACCACCTTAATTTAAAATACAGAGCATCCATGGGATCCTCAAATCTAAAAGCAAATCCTTCTGCCGCACGCCACCCTTGTAAATGATAACGGCCACCTGGCGCAGTAGCTAACCAACTAATGATCACAGGTGGGTTATGCCTACCACTAGACAACATGATATCCCAGGTAATAACTACTTCTTCCCATTCACCTGGCGGAGGCCATTTAACATATTGTTCCATCAATCTAACTCGTTTTTAATACGCCATACTGCCATGCGTGTCTTAGGTCCTAGAGTTCCTGTGGGTTCTATACCTTTGATTTTTTGAAACGCTTTGATCTTTTCTGGTGTGCTGAGATCTGGTATCTTTTCACGACACACTTTATGATACTTATCAAATACATTAACCAAGTTACAATCACGCCCCGTGACAGCATCTAAAGCATGATCAGTTAAGGTCTTATGTGTAGTACCATAACTAACCACATCTGCGGCTGTCTTTACTTGATCAACTGTTTCCGCGGTGGCCACTACAGTAGCACCTGCACCCATATTACTAGCTAACATGGTCACACACCCTTGTAACAGCAAACAACTTAATAAGATTAATCTCATACGTCCAAATATTGTAGTTTAAAACTCTCAGCACGATATTCGTGACCTACATAGCCGCGAGGGTTACATACAATTCTTGTTATACCAATTTCATAGTCAAATGGCTCATGTGTATGACCATGTGTCCATAGTTTGATCTGTGGGCGATAGGCAATAAAGTCATCTAGGTCGCTGGCAAACGCACCATTCATGATCTTATCGTGGGCATACTTAGGATGCACACTCTTAAAACTAGGACAATGATGCGCAACTACTATATACTTTTTATCAGGACCATTATCGACTACATGATTGATATAGTCCATACTCTTTTTATGGAACTCAACAGTATCCTCAGGTGTTAGGCGTGCAGGTTTCCCCCATTCATTTAATGTTCTAGCACTGTTCTTAATACTTTGAAAATCGTTCATCATACTAGTGGTATGGTACAAGGTAAGACTGTCTTCATCATTCATATTAGTCCATGTGGTAGCACCAATGAATGTATAATCTAGGATGTCTACAGTTTCATTTTCTAAGATATGTAAGTTATCATAGTCTAATTCTTGTTTTAGGTATGCTAGAGTTTCTTGAACATCATAACTATAGTGTTCGTGATTGCCTAACACATAAACAACATATGGAAAACGTTCACAACATTCCTTAAAGAACTTCCTATAACGATCATTGTGATGATGAGTAGGAGTCAGATGTTTAGCCACAAGAATATCACCAGACAAGATTAATACATCGGCTGCCTCTGTGTTATGTAATTCTATTGCGCCAAACTCTAAGTGTAGGTCACTACCCAATGCTATCTTCACGTGCTACTCCTCTCTTCCTTAACTCTTCTATCAATCCGCCGTAGGCAAAAGTATACTGTTGATCTAATGCTTCTAACATATTAATACAACTGATGACATGACTTGTTTCCATGTTAGACATTAATAAAATTTCACGTTCTTTGGTCAGCCACGTGGTGCGATGTTGTCTACGATACTCCTTAAAGTCTACATTGCGGTCTGTGCTGAGTATATCCCAGACTACTTGTTTATCTAATTCTATCATGCATATTTCAACTTAAACAAAAAGAATTTCTTTTCATCAACTATATCATGGTTAGGTAATATACCATCGTAGTCATAATAGATCCTAAGTCCATAATGCTCAGTTATCCAAAACTGAAAGTTGGCTTTCTCACCACCGGTAGCACGATAGTCTAATTCAGCCCGGCGTAACATATCCCACCAGTTTCCGTCGTCACCTAGGACAGTATTCACTCGATCCTGTGGAGTAGTGTATAACTTATTATTATTTTGTGAAGACATATTCTAATTCTAAGACGGTGTTGCTGTTAACGATAGTTTCTAAATCATTTAAGTTTAAAACTCGTCCAATCACAGGATGTCCGGTATAGTGTAAAATCTTTTCTATACCGTGTTGTTCTACAAACACTGATGCGTTAATATGCCACCAATCTAGGTAGTGATTTTTATTAAATGTATTTGGTTGTTGGTGTGCGGTATGAATATACAATCCAGGCCGAATAAAATCATGAAATTTGCAAGTTTGCATAATATCAGAAAAATCATTTTGATTGTATACCTGTAAAGGTATGTGCCCCACGTAAGGATTTTGTAATCTTAGATCACCAAAATTACAATCTAATGAATGTTGGAAATTTATATCCAAATCCATTCCCTCATCATTAAACCATTCAATTTGCAAAAAATGTCTATAATGTGTATCAGACTTGATATCTATATATTCTGATTTATGTAAACAAAAATGTAACTCATGTATTAAATCATCATAAATTGCTGGTATATTTTTAAACCCATTGGCTAATGCTATTTCTAAATTTTTATGTAGTTGAACAGTATCGTTAATTGTTTTTATATCAGTGGCACAATCCCAACCTAATAGTTTGTTGGCTTTCTCTGCTAGTTGATTCAGGTATGTTAATGTATATTTTTTCTGATCTCTGAATATTGGAAATTCTTTTTGATAATTTTTTTCAAATAAATCCTTCCAGGTATGTGCGGTTAGATTGTCATCTAGTATTATTTTTAATGCTGGATGATTTTTAAATTTAACTTCAATATTATTTTGTAAAGACATATACACCCTCAAATTTTTCACGCCCCGCTACTTTATTATTACCTACCCCTGGACGAGTATTTAACATCATCTTGATAGTCTGCTTATGTTTAAAGCCTAGGCTTTCAGCAGTAGCGATCCAACGATCAACTACTTTGAATTCTTTGTTACCATAGCTCTTATAGTCAGCGATGTTGGTAGCAAAAATACCATCTGTGTTTAAGCCTTTGTGTATATTCTTCATAGTAGGAACCACATAACCTTCAAACCATTCATCTAAGGTAGTATAACGATTCATACACTGTGTGGATTCATCACAATACTTTTCTAAGTTAAAGTATGGCGGACTTGAAAATGCTAGATCAATATCCTCTGGTTCATATTCTTCACTAACACTCTGTATGATCTGTCCACTGTTGCCAACAGCTTCGTGTATCAAACTATTTAAGTATTTCAAATGCCCAACAGTTTCAGTGTTAGGATCAATGCCAGTATAATTAAAGTTCATCTTGCTGGTAGTGATACCTAAGAGCCTACCACCATATCCAGCACTGTAGTCATAGACATTACCCCAAAGTGTAGGACACAGATATTCTACTAGAGTGCGAGCATGCATGGGTTTGAAGTTCTGCACATTCTCACCTGTGACTAGTTCTAAAGCACGGCGTAATGCAGTTGGACTGACCAAATTCTGTCCTTCACGGAATTCAAAGCAGAGTTTAATAGCACGATGCAGTTTACGATCATCTAAGAAACGATCACGTAGACTGTTACTGCCACGACCTTTGGGTTCAGCGGTCATCATGTTAGGGAATAAAAATCTATTAATAGTCTGCCCTTGATTGTTACCTAGCCCAATCCTGTAATCTTTAACTTCATTGCTGATGCTGTCATATAAGACTTTGATATCAGTGATCAAGCCCTGTTCGGTATAGTAGTCTATGGGCACTACATTTATACTGCGATAAATCGCAAATACTTCTTCTATAGTTTTCTCTGGCGCGGCTTGATATCTTTCTTTAGTATAGCCAGCCAATTGTTCTGCCACTGACTCATAGCAGGTAAAGGTGGTATCTCCCTTGAGGCGAGCGTGAGTAGCATACTGCTCTACTCCCCAGATTTTGTGTAAGTTTTCAATCATACTAGTATTATACTATCAACCGGCCGTAAAAGCAAATGGATTTTGTGTGGCATTTTTTCGATACAAGAAAGTTTGTGTGGAAAAAACAGCGAATTATTCCACACAAATCTGCACTCTAAGAGTGCAAAAATACCTCCTTTTTTGGTTGA